GTGTTTCCATAAAACGTAATCTATTTGAGCTAATCGATCGTTAATCGCAATTAGTATCGACTCCAGCGCTTCTAACGTGCCTTTACCTTCCCATTGATCGTCAGTCGATTTATGCGGGATGTGATGGACTAGCAAATGCGGGACTCCTGTCGTAACTATTTCGCTATCTCCGACTTTCTTATCGATTAAGAAAAGCTGTACTGGATAGCCAAAACTAGTATCGACTCCGCCTTCGTATTGCGTTAACTTATATCGTTCATTAATGATATAGCCAGGTAAATGGTGCTCGACGCTCAAATAAGGCGTTTCGTCATTTTGCGAAACTACCCATTCCACACTTGCAATAACAACGGATTTAAACTTCTTCACATTGCCGTTACTTGTAATCGGAAATACGCAGTCGGCAGCAACATGCTCGATAATAGGCTCCATTTCTGCATCTTCTGGAATCGGCAATCCTCGCGATGTTAATGCGCTGTAGTCCTGGCGATAATCGTAGCGATCTTTAATCCAGGAATCACCGCGGTAGCCATTAGCAAGCGCTGATTCGTGAATAAGCTTAACGAGATCATTTTCCTCCACATAGGTATTAATAGATAATTGTTGCGGAGTATCATCAGCCAGTCCGCTGTCAAAAACAGGAGGCTCTCCTACAAGTAAATCTGCAGGTTTTGTCGTTATGATATCTGCAATATTGACTGCGATATATAACTTTTCTAATTGCGCTGCGTGAGGTGTATCTTTCAGCAATGCAGTAGCACGTTCGTATATTTCGGCTTGCTTACCGTCATACAACTTTTTCATACGACGGTACTTTGAAATACGTTCAATTGCGTTTGCTGGCGGAAATTGTTCGCCTTGCTTAAACGCATCATACGTATAGGTGACGGTACCTACCTCACTCATCTCTGCGTCAGTTTTGCGTCCTAACTTACCCATAAGTCCCAATCGTTACCACCTCGTTTCAGTCGTCGTCCTTTAATAATTCGTCTAATTCGCCTAATTCTCGCTCTAAATCAGCGTCTGTACGAGCGCCTTCTCCGTTATCTTGTTCAATAACCGTTTTATCTGTTAATAAGCCGTGTCGACGTAAGTATAAGTCAATCGCTTTTACTGACGGTTGCGATCCGTCGATTAGTTTAAGTAGCTGACCGTAAACTATCGCTCGCTTATCCGATAAGAAATCGTCAGCAATCAAGTTCTTATAGTCGATAAAGTTACGATTCTTCGTACGCCACTCCCAAATCGTCTTATAAGTAACGCCAACTTCTTCCGCAATTTGCTGATACTCCAGCTTCGTTTCGTCCTTATTGTCTTTTAGCTCGTTTTCGACGATTAAGTACGCTGCTTTGCGTTGCTGTGCTGTTAATTTCGCTTCTAATGCTTTTTGTCGAGTTGATTTCGCCATAATATCGCTCTCCTTTCCGTTTTATAAGTACGCTGGCTTTTGTACAATACGGGCCATTGGTCGTGATATGTTATCTACAGCCATTTGACAGGCATCCAACGCGTCGTCGTGGTCCCCGAACGGATATTGCGCCATTTGGTCGAGTAGTATTACGTGTCTATCGTTTAGTACTAGCGTTTTATTGTGCAACATTGGCTCCATTGATTCGATACGCTGCTCTTTCGATGATTTGTGACTCTTAATGTCATTAATGGAGCAGTAGTTCATGCCAAGTCGTCGCGCTTTTTCTTGTAGTTGACGATAAAATTCGTGATAAGCGTTGATTGTCTCTACATTAAATACTTTGATGTACCACTGCGTTATCTTATCGATGACAACTTCTAAAAACTTATGCGCTGGTTCCTTCGTCGAGTATTCATCGAGTACGAAAATGTGACCTGTTTTCTCATATCTACCAATAACGACTATAGAGTTATAGTCTGATCGCTTTGTCTTACCCATCGATATATCCCACGCACCAACGATTAGCAGTTCGCGGACATCTATTTTCATGCCTTCGTAATTTACATAAGTAAATCCGTTCTCGTACGTAAAATGATATTTCGCATAGTTTTCCGGGAAGAAGAACTGCTCGTCCTCACTAAACGCTAGATTTCGGAACTCCGAGTTGTAAGCACGCGTTCCCATATTTACTTTCTCGTGCATTAACGCCCGATATGTCCAACGCCAGGGCCATGCAAGTTCTATGCCTTCCTCTAACGCTTCTTTGTTAGCTTCGTAGAAATCGTTTGGCTCGTTCATATCGTCAGAACGTGCATATACTTCGCAATATTGCTCCCATAGCTTCGGATTTGTCGGCTCTGATATTACTGCGCCGTGAAACGAAGATTTAAAGTCCTTACGTTTCAGTACGTGATTAAGAAGCCCAGTAGCGCTAACCATTGTGCCGACTAATACGATGGCCGTAGCTTTACTACCTATCGGAATTACAACGGAGTTCATCCAGTGGATTAGCTTTTCGCGAGCCTCTTTCGTACCTTCGTTGTTTTGTGACGATGGATCATCGACGATAACAAGGTCAGGACGTACCGCGCCGTGACGCTTACCGCGGAGCTGCTTACCAGAAGAACTCGCCTCAACAAGCGTATTTGACGATGTGATGAACGATTCCTCGTTATCCTTTTCGTTCTGTTGATTACGTACATCAAGCAATGGTCCGAAGTCCTCTCGCAATAAAGCGTTAAACTTGAGTTGCTTATTCGACCATCCAACGAGCTTCTTCGATAACGAATCCGTCTCGGAAATGATAAGTACATATTTGCGTCGTCTAAACACGATTTGATGCAACGGAAAAGCATTCGAGAACATACCGGACTTTGAGTGACCCCGTGCTGCAGCGATAGCCAAGCGAGCATTGCGTTCAACCTCGTTCACATGATCGCATAAATCGAAGAATTCACGATGTATTGGCGCAACGTCGTCTAGCCCGTCATGCGGCGTACCATCTTCGGAATGTCGTACGATATTATCTTCGTTCTCAGGATTGCCGCCGTCGCTCAGATATGTGTACGTAAAGAACGCGATGTCTACTTCCGCCTGGTGTACTCGTTTGAGCTTCGTTAGTTCTGCTTTATATGACCGCATTTGTTCGATATGAAATTCTGCGCCTTTGCCGGCTTTGATTACCGTAGCCAATTTGCGGAGCGTTTCCGTAACTAATTCGATACGCTTTCCGCGTGCTTCTCGGTCGATCCAGGCTCCATTTATATACGCCAATACAATCGTCTCCTTTCGTTAGATATTTGCTTATGTATTTATTTGCGTTGACTTTGCGTTAATTATCGTATAAACTGAATGTAACACAATCGAGATGCGGTACTTTCCGCTAGAGGAGCGATATTATGAACGAAGTGCAACCGATTAAAAATAAACGTGATATTGAACGTATGAAACAGTCTTTACATGGTCGCGATCTGTTACTGTTTATACTCGGCATTAATACGAACCTTCGCATTAGCGACTTGCTTCGTTTGACTCGCGAGGACATCGTAGATAACACGATCATTCTCGTTGAAAGTAAAACCGGCAAGACTAAGCGCATCCACCTAGGAGATAATACACTAGAGCAGATTACGCCACTACTACCGGACACTGGAACGTTATTCCCTTCGCGTAAAGGCGGCAAGCCTATCTCTCGTCAGCAAGCCTGGCGGACTCTGAACGCTGCAGCCGAGAGAGCCGGACTTAATATCGAGTTTGGTACGCATAGTCTCCGAAAAACATTCGCCTACCACGCTTACAAACAAGGCGTTGATTTAGCGTTATTGATGCGCATACTAAACCACTCTAGCCAGCGTGAGACACTTCGCTATATCGGAATTGAAACGGAAGATATTACAAACGTATATGATAGCGTTCAACTTTAACGGGCTTTCCTTCGAGACTGTCCGTTTCTTTTTGCGTTGATTCAGCGTCGTATTAGGCGTTTTAGCGTTTAGCCTAACGAGAATACTTCCGATTGACTAGAACGGCTCACAGGCTGTAAAATGACGGTAAAACGGTGTGATTGCTATTAATGGTCGAGTAGATACGCCCCGAGTTCGAAAAATTGTGCGCTAATTCCGATTGTCAGATTCGCGGTATACGAGATAGGCGCTTGGGGGAATCGAAATAGTTTTGTATAACATTGAATATATAAAGTTACAGAATCATCTTTTGTAACATTCAAAAACGTTAACAAACGTTGATATGAAAGCATTTCGATAGATGTAGCGCATCAAACGTTTATACATATTTTTATACATCGTTGATATGACGCTGTTTAATGACTCATATGCCGTATGATCGTTGTATAAAAGGTTGCATAAAATAACGCTGACCCCGTGAGTTTTGGAAGGCGGTCTCCAGCAAGACGTTCTGCCCGATGTATCAGCGATATACTATCGGCACACCTACGCCTCTCCTATCCCACTAACCCTCGCTACATAACGTACTATAACGATGCAGCTACGCAATCCATATCGAGTCTCTTCCTATTATATAGGCGTATGATATGGCGCTAGGTAATGCGTTAGTCTTTCGGTAATCTACCGTATTCCCATCCGACCCACTCGAATATATAGTATCGACAATCTCCGTCTAATTCGTCTTGTAGGTAAGCGAATGCCTCCTCGAATGTATCAAATGGCATCCAAGACACTGACATATGGTATTCATCCGTTCCATGACGATAGCATTTACGCGGAAGTATTATCGGCTCTAATATTCCGAAATCATCGCTATCTCTACGTAGAGTTTTCGGTTTTAATAATACGAACATATTGCGCTCATCCTTTCGCTTAATATTTCGCTATCTAGTCTACCGTTATATATTTAACGTAATATTGTAATTAACTACAGTAACTTATGCGGAGGCTTTAGCCGACGCAGGGAACATGTTCTTAGTTCCCGAATATCTTTAAAGACTAAAAGATAACGGGCTATGCCCTATGTGCCGGCAAGCCGTCCCATGATTATCAATATGAATACAATAACTAATATCGCCTAGTACATATCATTCAATATCTATATTGGCGAAGGTTCTCGTTACAGCGGTAATTAAAGACTAAGAAATAATTTGACGCCTAAAATCGCTCTACCCCTTGCGACTCTAAGCGTCAGTCCACTTTTAAGGTGTCCGAATTAAGTCATACTTTTGGTCGTTTTGTCCGAATCAGGTCATACTTTCTAGCGCTTCTTTACGTTAAACATCGCTAACAACGTATCCTCTGGCTTCCCATCTTGTCGGTAAAACACGCTAGGATTCATCGTATATCGCTCCGGTTCATTTCCGACCTTAATGCGAGCTACAACGTATTCTCCATCGAATTTCATCAGCGGTAGACGACGGCCTAAATAATTCGCATCGACGCCAAGAAACTCCGCTAATTCTTTTCGATTAAGCCAGTTAACTTTCTTCGGGTCCTTCTCGAATGGATTATCGCAAAGCG